ATTACTTCTCACATCTTCCCTCTACAGATAAATATTTTATAGGGGAAACATTTTTATGTACATTAGCACACAAATGTGCTATAATTTATTTAAAGGAGACTAATATGAGCGGAATACGGCCAGAGGTTAATTTTTGGAGGAAAGTTAAAAAGACAAGAGCGTGTTGGGTATGGACAGGGTGCAAAAGACAGGGGTATGGGATCATGGGAGATGGTAAAGGTGGTCAAGTCTCTACCCATAGATTTTCCTGGGAACTTCATTTTGGCCCTATACCAGATGGGTTAATAATTTGTCACACCTGTGATAATCCTTCATGTGTAAATCCATCTCACTTATATGCTGGAACACAGTCAGATAACATGAAAGATGCCTGGGGTGAAAGACATGTTATTAGAAAGATAAGTATAAAGCAACCTTGTTACTATAAAGGTAAACACTACCCATCATATCGTGCTTGCTATCTTGATAATTATTCTATAGCAACAACTACTATCCAAATATTTATGAGAAGAATTAGGAAGGGTTTATCAGTAGAAAAAGCCCTTACAGGGGTATATAAAATCTCTTAATAATACTCTCAATAACTAAAAGGGCTAAAATAGTCAATAATATTAATTAACTGCGGGCCGCTTTAAGTTTAAAGGTTTCATTAATAATAATTTCAATATGACCTAAGTATATAATATTATTGACTATTTATTAAGACTATTGACGCGCACGGAAAATTTATAAAAAATTAAAAATCTTCAAACATCACTCACTCTCTATATAGAGAATATTTTTGAAAAAATATTTTTTTCAAATTAATTTGTCAATAATGCCAATGACTCAATAACCTCTAATAATATTAAATACTTGGGGACACTTATTCCAATAAACATCTAATAATCATCAAATAATACTCATAAAGAATCATTGGATGTTCGCGGAAATTTTTCTTAAATCCCTTTTGTTATAGAAATGTTCCTTATATAGGTATTTAATGTTTCTTTACCATGGCAGCGATCTGCGGTCCTCATACCTCACCACAGTTTTTATTTTGTTATTATCAAATTTATATAAACCAAGTCAATCTAAGTATATCCTTATTTAAATAACACATTCGGATGGGTCACGGGTGTACACCCAAATGGGTATTTAATAATATACATATTCATCCGCCTCTACTCATCACCCCCCTGCCCTCACAATAACCCATGTTAAGACATAGATTCGGATAAATTTGTCCAATATAAACATTTTTATTTACATTCATATGTATACATGCTATAATGTTTATATGGGACAAGTGAATGTCTGAGGCCAAAGATTTAGTATCAGGAAAAACTGAAATTACTCCTATGAGTATCCGTGAGAGATTCGCAGGGGTCCGCTCGCAGGAGACATTATCTATATTGGCCATTTTGGAAGAAGTGGGGGCAGATCCCTTCCGTGTAATGGGGGAGATTTGCGCTGATGAAACTTCACCTAAAGAAATAAGACTCTCTGCTGCTAAAGAACTTGCCACATACATTGCACCTAAACGGCGGGCTGTTGACAATGAAGGGAAATCCGCAGATGGTCTTGTTGTACAGATAGTTAAGTTTGGTAATGGGGATGATAAACTGGCTGTGATTACAGACGCTGACAAGATATTGAAGACTTCACCATTGTCTTTTTGTAATCAAGACTCACTGGCACAAACATCACCACCAGTAGAACATGCCAGTGTTGATTACCGGGGGAAACCATTGGCGCGGGAGATTGACATCACAGAAAAACATGGTAACAACAGTTAATGGCTACTATACAGATTCCATATAACTGGCAACCCAGACCGTACCAGGTTCCTCTATGGAATTATATGGAGGGCGGGGGGAAGCGGGCCGTTTGCATCTGGCATCGCCGCGCTGGCAAAGATGTTTGTGCGCTCAATTACATTGCTACAGCAGCTGTAGAACGGGTAGCTGTTTATTGGCACCTACTACCAACATATAATCAAGCACGCAAAATCATATGGGATGGCAAAACACGTGAAGGGCGAAAGTTCCTTGACTTTTTTCCACCTGAGTTACGTGCCAGTGAAAATGCTACTGAAATGAAGTTAACTCTTTCTAATCAGTCTATATATCAGGCTGTGGGGACAGATAACATTGATAGATTGGTAGGGACAAATGTAGTGGGAGCAGTTTTCTCAGAGTACTCACTTCAAGATCCGCGGGCCTGGGATCTTATAAGACCGATCCTCGTTGAAAATGGTGGGTGGGCAATGTTCATCTATACTCCGCGAGGAAAGAATCATGGTTATGACATGTTCAATATGGCCAACCGCATTCAGGAAGAGAAGGGATCATGGTTCTCACAGTTACTCACAGTAGATGACACTGGTGTGGTTACAGCTGATCAGGTGCAAGAGGAACGAGATGCGGGAATGTCGGAAGAGATGATCCAGCAAGAGTTCTATTGTTCCTTTAGTGCTGGCTTAATAGGTGCATATTTCCTTCAACAGATGGATAAGGCTAAGGCAGAGGGGCGAATTGGCCGGGTTCAGATTGTGGAAGGTGTGCCAGTGGATACTTGGTGGGACTTAGGGATGGATGATGCAACCACTATCTGGTTTACCCAGACTGTTGGAAGAGAGATCCATGTCATAGATTACTATGAAGCATCTGGAGAGGGACTGGCACATTATGCTACTGTTTTAGCAGATAAGAAGGCACGGTACAAAATATCTTATGGTATTCACATGGGGCCACATGATATTACTGTTAGAGAACTGGGGACAGGGAAATCCCGCTTAGAAACCGCACGTACTATGGGGATTAACTTTTCTGTAGCCCCACGTCCACAGAAAAAGGAAGATAGTATAGAAGCAGCACGGTCACTTATTCAGTATTGTTGGTTTGATTCTTCTCGGTGTGCACGTGGAATCGAGACTTTGTTATCATATCGTAAAGAATACTCTGAGAAAAATAAGGTTTATACAATGGCACCAGTGCATGATTGGTCTTCACACGGGGCAGATGCATTTCAGACACTTGCACTGGCACACTCTTTTCGGCGCATTGGGGCACACTTCACACCTAACAGAAGGGAAGAGAGTCCAGCGGGGGTTGTGGCAAATAAGGGGCGGAAATTTGGGGACATCTTTAGAGTTAAAAGGTCATATATATGAAAGCAACCTTTGTTAAACCAGACATTAAACAATTTAAACAGTGGGTAGAAGAAGCTCAACTGGCTTCTCAGGAATGGCGCGGGGAATCTTGGATTGATGCTTCTTTTTATGATGGTCAACAGTGGTCTACTACAGATTATCAGAAGGCAGTTGATGCGGGGGTAAATCCTCTTACTATTAATAGAATTTTTCCTACCATAAACCTAATCCTTGGGTCACAGGTAATCAATAAGTATGATATATCTGCTATTGGTAGAACTCAGGAAGATGCAGAAATCTCTCAGGTTATGACTGAGGGAGTTAAATTTGTCATGGATCAGTGGGATGGGGAATACCTTATAACTCAGGCATTTAAAGATTCTGTAATTCCAGGCTTTGGTTGTTTATCACCATGTTTTAGTACTGACCCCCGTTATGAAAAAGTAAAGATTGCTTATCGTGACTGGAAGGAAATATGGTGGGACCCATTTGCATCGCCTTGGTTTGATTCAACACATTGTCGGTATGTATTCTATCAGCGATGGATGGATTTATCAGATCTGATGGCCCTATTCCCTAACAAAGCAGATGAATTAGACAATCAGTTTTCAGAATCTGCTGGGTCAAGCAAAAGTTATTCAGGGTCTATATTTGATGATGAAGCCATGTTAGTTGAAGAAAAGCGGCGAATATATTCTTCAGCTGGATGGATAGAATCACGGCGTAGAAGAGTGCGACCAGTTGAAATGTGGTATACTATATTTGAGAAAGCATGGTTTGCAACATATGACAATGGTAATGTATATGAGTTACTTGATAAAATGCCTGCGGTTGAACAATACCAATTAATCTCAGGGGCACAGGAAGTTGTGGGAGCAACGGTCCGCAAAATGCGCGTAGCAACATTCCTTGGTGATATTGTGTGCCAGGATACACCCTCACCGTATCACCACACAATGTACCCCTTTGTACCATTTATAGCTTATACAGACAGATATATGTTTCCGTATGGTGTTCCACGTCAGTTACGGGATCAGAATATAGAGGTTAACAAACGGCGGTCAATGGCATTAACATTGTTAAATGCACGTCGGGTAATCACTGAAGAAAATGTTGTCTCATCAAATGAAGAACTACAAGAGCTTTACCGTGAAGCAAATAAGCCAGATGGCTTCCTTGTTGTTGCTGAAGGTAAAATGGATAAAATTAAGATAGTAGAGCAAGCACAATTAGCCCCAGGGCAGGTATCCCTTCTTGAACAATCAGAACGTGAGATTGAGCAAATCTCTGGAGCCAACGCTGAAATGGCAGGGTATGCTTCTAATGTTTTGTCTGGTGAAGCTATTCAGAAACGTCAGAACTCTGGGTCAACTATTATCTCTCCACTCTTTGACAATCTTCGTCGGTCAATAAAGATTCTTGGAACACAGATAAATTCTCTTATTCAGCAATCTTGGAATGGGGAAAAAGTTTTACGGGTAACTGATAGATTATCAGGGGCAGAGCGATTTGTTATGTTAAACAAGAAAATTTATGATGATAGGTCTGGTACTTATATCATTGAGAATAATATAACACAGGGTAAATATGATATAGTTATTACTGATACTCCTTCTACCGATACTGTCCGTGAGAAAAATATGGAACTCATTATAGAGTGGGTAAAGAAATCACCACCTGAGATTATCCCTCACTTAATGAATATTGCTTTTGAATTATCTAACATTCCAAACAAAGACCTTTTACTTGCTCGCATTCGTCCACTCCTTGGATTACAACCTGGGGAAGAGGACCTCACCCCATTACAAGTTAAACAGAAAGTTCTTGCTGAATTGGAAGCAAAACAAGCTGAAGAACAGAAACTTAAAAATGATCAGGATGCACAGATTCAACTTACCCTTGAGCGCCTTGACCTTGAAAATAAAAAACTTCAAGCTGAGATTGCAAAGATTCTTACCCTTGCTAAATCTGAAAAAGATCGTGTTGATACTGGTAAAGCTAAACTTGACCTTGAAGGTTATAAAGCAGGTTTTGATATTCAAGAACGAATTAATGAACTTGAACTTGAACGGCAGAAACTTGAGACTGAGAAATTAAAGAATGCCGAAGAGTTAAAACAAAAACTTGTAAAGGAGGATAAGGACGATGGCAAAAAAGAGCAAGGGTAAAAAAGGGAAATCTCCAAAAGGCAAAGGTAAGGGGTGTTAAAGTGACATTACAAGAAGAAAGAATATTTGAAGAAAAAGCAGAGCGGGAGTTTCGTGGACACCGTGATGCTCCTTTGGGTCGGGATTTTCGATGTTTTAACCAGCGGTTTATTACTAAAGAAGATAGGAAAAACTATCGTGAGAACTTTGATAGGATATTTCCACAAGCCCCTTGTGCAGGTATATAAAATGCATGTAGCCCATCATGTAAATCTGGGTAGATATAAATTCGTTTCAAGGAACGTAAAACCTTGGTACGTCTTCCACGACGTAAAAATGGAGGTAACATGGATGCTGAAGTAACTAACAAAGCAGAAGTAATAGAACAGGTTGCACCAGTTGAAAAAGTAGATGAAGTGATTAAATCCGATACTGAAATTAATCGAGAAAAGTTTTCTAAAGAATCTTTAGGCGGTGAAAAGTTTATTTCTGAGGCAGAGCTTAGGGGAGAAGAGGTCCCCGAAGAGAAACCTGAGAAAAAGAAAGCTGAAGCCAAAACTAAAGAGGAAGAAGGACAAACAGAAAAAGGTGGATTAAAATCATCAGAGGAGAAATCGGTGACCTCCCCACCGTTAGATGAAAAGAAATCTGAGGAAAAGAAGTCTGAAGAAAAGAAACCACCTGAAGGTTATGTTCCATTAGAAGCTCTTCACGAAGAACGTAAAAGTCGGAAGCAACTTGCAAATGAACTTGCTCAGTTACGTAAAGAACATGAAGACTTTAAATCAAGCATCCTTATAGCAGATGAAGTTACAGACCCTGATTTTAAAGATTTTAAGATTCTTTCTGATGCTGAATATGAGGAAATGGTCGAAGACAATCTTGCTGATGCGCTTAAATATGAGCGGAAATTACGGATGTTCCAGGAAAAACAGCGCGAAACTGAAAAGAAACAGGCCCTTGAGCGTAACCAAAAAGAAAGCTTTGAGTCAGCGGTTCGTGAAGGTATAACTGAAATGGAAAAAACTGTCCCTGGGATTTATGATGAAGATTCAAAAATCAATATGGAACTTGCATCATTTGCAGTTTCTAATGGATTAAGCAACTCAATTATTGATATTGTTACAGATCCGCGCACAATGGTTATTCCTCCAGGGGAAACAAAACCAGTTATCTTGGGCAAGGGGGCAGCGTCAATAGTTGGAATGATTTATAAATTTTTTCAGGGGGAACAGTCTAAAGAAAAAGGTAATGGCAACCTTGAAAAAGATTTGCGAGAAAAGTTAACAAAAGAAATCACCACAGAAGTGATGAAAAAATTTAAAACAGATCCAGAGGGTTATAAAAGTATAGGTGATGTTCCAGGTGGTTCTGATGATGCTCCTGGTGGAAAGAAAGTAGTTAATGAAGCAAGTTTTCGAAAACTTTCCAAAGAAGAGCAAGAGAAGATGTTACGTGGAGCAATGTAACCCTTAGGACTAAGGAGATATACTATGGGAGCTACAGAGTTTGAATTAGGAAATGCTTTAGCGGTACAGAGGTGGTCGGCATCACTTGCCATCGAAACAGAAGTAAAACAGTATTTCAGGAAGTTTATGGGTACTGGTGATGATAGTATGATTAAGGTTAAAACAGACCTTTCAAAGGCGGCCGGAGAAAAAATCATCTATGCATTAAGGATGAAACTTACTGGCGACGGTATTGAGGGTGACAACCCGATTGAAGGAACTACCGCAGAAACAGCCCTTGATTTTTATAATGACTCTCTTTTCATTGATCAGAGAAGGAAAGGCACCAAGAGCAAAGGCAAGATGTCCGAGCAGAGGGTTCCTTATGATATGAGAAAAGAGGGCAGAGATGCTTTGTCAACATGGTTCGCGGAAGACTTTGATCAGCAGTTGTTTATGTATCTTTCCGGTGCTCGTGGTGTTGATACATCTTTTCACGTAGCAGTTTCGGGTTGGACTGGCAGGGCAAACAACACCCTTACTGCGCCTAATACGGAAAATATTATGTATGCTGGTGATGCAACATCAAAAGAAACAATTGATGCATCTGATACAGTTGACCTGGCACTTGTTGACAAGCTTGTTGCAAAGATTGAAACTATGGATCTGGCGCCACAGCCATTTATGATTGATGGTGAACTGAAATATGTTTTCCTGATGCATATTTGGACAGCATATGACCTTCGCAAAGCAACTTCGCAGAATGACTGGATTGACATCCATAAAAATACGGATGGCAAAGACAGCATGATTTATCAAAATGCTCTCGGCGAATTTAACGGAATCATTCTCCACAAACACCGTAATGTAATTCGTTTTAGTGATTATGGTACCGGCGCAATAACCGCAGCTCGTAACCTGTTACTTGGTGCCCAGGCAGCTACAATTGCATGGGGTGGTGGCGGTGGTGATGGTAGATATACCTGGAATGAAGAAATGGATGACCGTGGAAATGCTCTGGCAATTACAGCAGGTACGATTTACGGCGTAAAGAAAACCAGATTCAACAGTAAAGACTTTGGTGTTGTTGCAGTAGATTCTTATTGTGATGATCCGAACTCATAAGGAGGCAGTATTATGGCGACATATTTTACAAGGTCTATGAAATCGGGGGCTATCAAAGATGGTTATGATGGTCTAATAAAGGCAAGAAAGTTTAGGATGCACATTGCATCTACAGCAAATGGTGGATTTGCCATTGCTCAAAACGATGTTGTGCGCCTTATGAAACTTCCAGCATCGGCTGTTATTTCAAATATTGAAATGAAGTGGGAAGCTGGTGGTGGAACAAATACACTTACTGTAAGGTATGGCAAAGTTTCAGATGATTCTAGTACGCATGTTGATCTTAAAACCAGTCTTGTAGGTGGTTCCGCTGGTTACTGGCGCATGGTTGATGAGACAGCAGCCGCTACAACAACCCTTGTTGCACCTGGCTATGAATTTTATCTTGAACTTGAAATGGCTGGAACAAATGGTTGGCCGGTTGATAAATATATTGAAGGTATGGTTTATTATTTTACACCTACTTTCGATGATGAGATCACCGATGCAGATGATATAATGGCAACTTCTTAACACCACAGTGGAAAAACGGGGTGGGACAAATCCACTTATAGTGGACCTGGGGTCCACCCCTTAAAAGGAGATTATTATGGGAGATTTAAAAGGTTGGCCCTCTTGGAGAGGGAAAGATTATAACTCAGCTCCTTCAGCATTTATGCTAAGTCTTGGGTTAAAAACACATGCAGGACTTCTTCTTGGCGGCGGCACATCGGGAGATGAAGTAACATCTTCTGTAGCATCAAAGAAGATGGTATCGTTCTACACAAAGAACAGTGCAACGTCAGGCACCTCGGTTGCCCTTTACTGGAAGCACGAAGTTTCTGGGATAGCTGGTTCCGGTGTTGTTGGAAGGCTTTATGGCTACACAAATGTGGCAGCAGCACTTCTTGTAGGCGCACAGATTACAGCAGAAACCGGCGCCGCTGGCAATGTATCGGGCTTAATGGTAGGTTGCCGTTCTCAGGTATTACTTGCAGATGACATGACAGTCACCCCTACCGGCACAATAGCTGGTGGGCAGTCTGAGCTTTATTTCAACGGAGATAACTCTTCTACAACGGATATTTCGGCTGTAACAGCCCACTCAATCCACAGGTTTATGATTGATGGTGATACTACAGCAAGGGCAAAGGTGCAGAACGCCTTTGAATTTAAAAATGTTGTAGTCGGCACAAGCACAGCCACAGACCTTGTAAACACAACGGCGTTGACCGCCTCTCATAATATGAGGGTCATAATCAATGGCGAAGTTTATGGGATACTGTTAGACAAGTATTAAAAACAAAGGGGGTGAAATGCCCCCTTATTTTAAGGGAG